CTATCATAAAAGATTTGATTGAGGTATCAGTTAAAAATGATGACCATTTAATTAAACTTGCAACTATTGCACAAAGACTTGCAGCGGCAGAAGCCAAAGGTATTGGTGAAGATGGTTGGTTAAGTGAAAATGAAAAAGCACAATTACTTCAAGATATGGAGGACACTATCAATGCGGTGGAAGAAAAAGCGAAAGAAAAGATTACTGATATTGAAATAGAGATTGAAGAAATTAAAACAAAACTATAATGACTGAGGTAACATCATTTCTGGCTATTGTACATAATGTTTATCCAACCAATTCAAAATTTTTAACAAAAGATAAAGAAGATACGGTTGCGGTCTATAATGATAATAAAGATTTTGTAGAAGAAGATGCAAGGTTTTATGGTGCAATAACATATGAATTTGAAAATACTTTTGAAATTGATGATTACGCATTTCCATTTGACAAAAACAATTTTACATTTCCAATAAAAGGTGAAACGGTTGTTATATTAAAAATGTTTAATCAAACTTTTTGGTTACCATATACTAACACACCTTATTCAAATTATAGAAGAGATGAAGTAACATATACGGCAACAAGACCGGTTGACAACGAAGGTAATGATTCATCAGGCCAATCGTATTCTAATACAACAAAAACCGGTGGAACAACATCGACACAAAAAAAAGATGACATTGGATATAAGATAAACGAAAAAATTAAATTTTTAAAACCAAAGCAAGGTGATACTATTCTAAGTGGTAGAGTTGGAAATACTATTAGATTTTCTGAACTATTTTTGTCAGAAGATGATAAAACTTCTTCACCATCCATTTTTATAAGAAATAAACAAAACCCAGAATTAGATTCTAAAAAAATAGGTGAGTTAATAGATGAAGATATAAATAAAGACGGAACATCAATTTATATTACTTCTAACAAGGTTAAAATACCATTTAAAGAAACTATTAAAAAACAAAAAGTTGGATTTACCGATTATCCAAATTCAAAAGATTTCACAGGTGACCAATTATTTATAAATTCGGATAGAATAGTTTTATCTGCAAAAGCAAAGGAATTTATCATATTTGGTAAAGGAAATACTGGTGTTATAACCGATGGTAAATATTCAATTGATGCAGAGAAGGAAGTTTATATAAATTCAAATAAAAACATTACAATCCATTCAGTCGGGTCAAATCAAATATTTCTTAATTCGGAAAATGGTAAGGTTTATATAGGAAAAAATAGTGGAGAAGGTGATGCGGGAGCGAGTGTTCAAAAGATGGTATTGGGTGGTGAATTAGTTGCCATATTACAGGAATTAATAATTGCAATCGGTTCTCAAATTTTTTTAACCCCATCGGGCCCATCTAAAATGGGGCCGGAGAATTTTACCGATTTTACTGCAATTTCTAATAAATTAAAAGACATATTATCTTCAACCAATTATTTAAGTAAGTAACGTGGCAATTAATTTACAAAAAGCAAAAAATGTATTTGTTGGTGGTATTTCTAATAGCTGGTCGGATTTTTATTTGAATATGTCGTTGGAAATGGCTGAGAATGTTGCCAAAAACAAAACATTGGCGGGTTTAGCTAATAGAGGTGTATTTGACTTTACGGGCATCGAATCGGAAGCATTAAAAAATTTAAATGAGAATTTTTGGTTTGCACAATCATTAGCAGAGGAATATGACAAAGTTGTAAGAGGTGGTTTTACTCTATTGCCCGCATATGGTGTACCGATAGAGTTTGGCAATAAACCTGCTATGCAAGCTAAATTAATTGAATTATTAGCATATACTAAATACAATAAAAGTGGTGATTTATTGAGAGATATTGGGCCAGCAGTACAAGCTTATTGGCTTGGTGCACAACTTTCAAAAACTACTACACCGAAAATACCATGCTTCGGCGCTGTTACTAATGTTACGAATATCCAAGGATTTAATATATTTCCGGGCATATGGACACCATTATCGGTACCACCTATGGATAATGTATCACCATGGTTGTTGAATTTTATATTATCGGCTTCGGTTCATTTATTAACAGTTACGGGTTTTATTCAATGTATGTGTACATATCCACCACCGGCACCACCTGCTCCTGGATTCTCACTATATCAAGGATACTTTATAAAACCCGTTTCATTTACACCCTTCAAATCTTTGGATTATAAAGATATGGTACAATTGGCGGGTGGTTTGGTTTTTAGTCCGGTATTTGATGCATTTGCAGAAGGTACGCAAGCAAATGATACATTTAACAGAATAAATGTATCACCGGGGGCAATAGGTGAAATTTTGACCAAAGGATTTACGGAAGGACAAGACTTTCAAGAGACCGATATAAGATTGGCATTAAATTCTATTATAAATGGTGACGAATCAGCTATGAAAGAAGCAGGAACTACTATAAGAAACAATAGAGGGTAAATTTATTCTTTCAATATTTATTACTAAAACATATATAAACAATTATTATGAAATCAGAAATTTTATTAACTTTAATCAAAGAAGTTGTTAAAAACGAAGTTAAGCAACAAGTTAAAGAAGAATTAACCAAGCTTATCAAATCTGGTGCAGTTACATTAAACTCACAAAAGAAAACATCAACTCCATCTTTGAGAGAGATGACAGAAGTTACATCTAAACCGGTTGTAAAACAACAACCAATTCAACAAACACAAAGACCAACGAAGGAATTTTCAAAAGACCCGATGATAAATGAGATTTTGAATATGACGCAACCATTTACGGCAGAACAAAGAAAAGAAGGTGCTCAAGCGGTTAGTAGTGTATTGGATATGATTAAACCCGAATTAAGAGTGGATGCGGATGAATGGGAAACAATGGATTTTAGAGGAATAGATGTTCCTCAAAATACTCCTCAATTCGAATCAACTGGTGACGGTTTGCAAGATGCTACAATAAAAGCATTGACGAGAGATTATAGTGAATTAGTAAAAAGATTTAAATAATGGCAATTGAACTTGGAAAAGTTAATGTTACCGATTTAACACAAAATGATTATAAAATATTAGGTATTGGGATTAATAGAAATTCCGATGTCGGTGGTATTTTTGCTGTTAATTACTCAACATTAAACCAAGCCAAAGATAGTCTAAAAAATTTAATTCTAACTCACAAAGGTGAAAGAATAATGGAACCCGAATTTGGTTGTGATGTGTGGAGAGTAATCTTTGAACAAATTGATAGTGATTTGATAGAAAGTAGAATTGAAAATGCAATATTAGATGCAGTTTCAATTTGGATGCCCTATATAACGATAGATGAAATTATATTTGATTACGATGATAATGATATTGACAATAATAAAATATTTTTAGATATAAAGTTCTCATTAACATCAAATAGAAATTTATCAGAGAAAGTTCAAATAAATGTAAATAATTAATAATGCCGATTAAACCTTTAAATAATATAGGAAGTAAAGACTTATCATATGTTGGTAAAGATTTTGCAACATTAAAGCAGAATCTTATAGAATTTACCAAAACATATTTTCCAAATCAATATTCCGATTTCTCCGAAGCTTCACCTGGTTCAATATTCATAGACCAAGCTGCGGCAGTTGGTGATATGTTGTCATTTTATCAAGATGTACAATTAAAAGAATCAATGTTAGTACATGCAACCGAAAGGAAGAATGTAATGGCGTTGGCACAACAAATGGGATATAAACCAAAAGTAACATCACCAGCTGTAACGGACATAACGGTTTATCAATTAGTTCCTGCAAATGGTAATCAACCCGATTCACGATACTATCTTCGAATAAAAGATGGTATGGAAATTGAGTCAACTACAAATACATCAATTATATTTAGAACTGTGGATTCGGTTGATTTTTCATCACCAACAGACAGAGAAATTGAAGTATATGAAAGAGATTCAACAGGTGTACCATCAAAGTATCTTATTACAAAAAAAGTAAAAGCAATATCTGCACAAGAGATATCAACAACACTCACATTGAGTGATGATGTTGATTATCCTAGTATAACATTATCGGACACCAATGTAATTCAAATAGTATCTGTAACGGATGAAGATAATATAAAATGGTATGAAGTTCCATATTTGGCACAAGAAAGTATATTTGTAGAAAAACCAAATACCGAATATAATAGTGACTTATCACAATATTCTGGTTCTGTTCCATATGTTTTGGAAATTCAAAAAGTTCCATATAGATTTTCTACAAAAGTAAATTCAGACAATACATTGGATTTACAATTTGGAAGTGGAGATGTTAATTTCTCAGATGAAACCATTTTACCAAATCCAAAAAATGTTGGATTAGGATTGGCCAATTCGGTTACTAGATTGAACCAAAGTATTGACCCATCTAACTTTTTAAAAACCAATACATTTGGAGTTGCACCTGCAAATAAAACACTAACTATAAAATATTTGATAGGTGGTGGTGTAACATCTAA